CTGCCAGAAAAGCTGGTTATGAATTTCCGAGCGCAAGCGCGAACAAGCTGTTGAACGGGAAAGACTATCCGAATGTGGTGAAAGCTATCCGGATCAAACAAGATGAGCTGGCAGAGAAGTATGCGATCACGCCACAAAAGACAGGCACGATGTTGTGGAAAGTGATGGAAAGCGCATACGAGAAAGGACAATACAATGCAGCCGTGTCAGCTATCAAAGAGCTAAATCAACTAGCTGGTTTGTCTATCAATAGATCTCAGAATATTAATATTAACGCCAACCTAGAGAAAATGAGCCGAGAGCAAATCAAGGAGAGATTAGGACAACTGCTTGGTGCAAATACTGACGACTATTCTCATAAAGATAAGTAGGTGTATAACTGCGTAATCGCCGTCGCCTTTTTTTAACGCCAAAATCTCAGAAAAAAAACAAAATCCTCTGAAACCCTCATGTAGCAAGGCTTTCAGCCTGTTGCAAACATGTATTCTTTTATGCAAATAAGTGCAAATTGTGAGCACAACAGTAACAGGAGTCCCTTGGAACCGCTTTTTTACAGGGAAAAAGGCATATTAGGGACCCCTACACCCCAATACTGGCCAGCGCGTTTGCAGTTGTAGTTATAACTAGGTTTGACACACTGAATCACATGAAAAAATGATTCCTACCCTCCAACTTTACTAGCCAACATTTCCTAAGCTACAATCACTACATGGAAACCGACGGCATCAACGCATTGAATCCTGCTCCAGATGTAGGTGGCGTTTTACCACCACAAATAAATCGACCAGGACCAGTCATCGACTACCTCACTAGACCGATGGTTCCATCGCCTGCATCAAGGCGTCGCGACACCCTTAAAGGCATAGCTCAATTTTTACCGTTTATCAGTGGTGAATTAGCGAAAGCCGAAGGCGATAAACTTGGCGTCGCTTTATCCGGACTCGATTTTCTAGGTGCAGCTGGCGCACCAGCGAAAGCTGTTGTCAAAAAAGGCATAGACGCCATACCCGACCAAGCCACCAAAAATTTTTCCGATGCTATGAAATCTAAAAACCTAATGTTCGTTCACAACACCTCCGAGGAAGCAATCCGTAGCTTTGATGCTATGGGCGGTTTGCCTTCACCCAGCCTAGCAGTAACCGAAAGCGAGATCCCACTCAAAGGCTTTGGTAAGATTCAATTAATTGGCAAGCCAGAAAAGTTTGATCCAGCCATAGATCCTCGCAACAAAGTATATTCAGCTGACGCCTACACACCTAGAGCGCCAAAGAAACTTCGTTTAGCCAAAGAAGGAGCTGAATCAAAACTAACTAAAGAGTACGAATCGTTAGCAAAAGAGTATGGCGAACTAGATCAGCTTGAACAAGGCCAATATGCTTTACGCAATCTGCAAAAAGACAATATGTATTACCCAGAAAATCGGCTTGATGAACTTGACAGGTTTTTTGATTCAAACCTTGCAAAAATAAAATTTATGCAAGAAAAGGTTGGAAACTTAGATGATTTCTTTGGACCAGCTCTAAATCAAGAATTTTTAAAATTTGAAAAAGATTTTTACAAATGGGCAAGAAAAGAAAAAGATCGTTTTCTTTCCCAAGACGGCGTGTTGCAATACTTTGACGACTTCGAAGAAACTATGGTTACCAAACCCTACACTTTAGAGAACGCAGTCAATAGCATGATAAAAGAAACGCAACGCGGTGGCGAAGGCTTTGCTGGTGGCTATTCGCCAGCCAGAATGAAAGCACTCATGTCCAGAGAGTTCAAAGATCTGCCTGATATAAAAGCCGAACGTGGGAGGCTAACTGATAAATCACCTAGCGCAATGGATTTAGGCATACAAATAGATGAGCTGTTAGCTAAATACAAATTTCCTGCAACTCTGGATGCAAAATTAACTCCTAAAGGTTCATTTTACGATGAAAATGTCGGCAGTAACATGCTTAACGACATCGGCATCGCTATTGAAGATGGCAAAAAATTCGACCAAAAATTACTAAAAGATGTTTACAACAAAAACATTGACTTTGATGCTTTAGATGATTTTTATATTCGTGATAGAGAACGAACCAAAGATGCTGTGGAAATAGCGAAAGAATTTAACATAAAATTAGAGCCTTCTGTGTTTGAATATGACAACCCGCCCAAAGGATTCCTAGACGATCTTGAAGATCTATTCATCAAAAACGCTACCCGCAATGTCGAATACTTTGAGGCTAAACCAATCCGAGCTGTTGGCTTTGATGAATTTGCAGGTGCTATTGTGCCCAAAGATACCAGCCAAGATGTTATCGACATCCTACAAAAACGTGGCTTGAAAGTAATTAAACAAACCGATGCCGACTTTACCAAAGATTTTTTTAAAACTGGTGCCCGGAAACAACATTTCCAAGACCAGATGTTTTCCTTCGCACCGATTGCAGGTGCTGGCGGAGTCACTGCTCTGTCAATCGAAAAAAATACCGAGGATGAAGATAAAGGCCTAGGCTCGTTATAAATTAAGTTTGCAATCGTTTGCAAGTTTTGAGAAACTTTATCAATGCCTATAAATTCTAGAAATAAGGGCGCACAATTTGAACGCGACGTAGCTAAGATTCTTAACGGCTTTTTTGCCGATAACAATATTGATTTCCAAACGAAACGCAATCTAGACCAATACCAACAAAAAGATCTATGCGATCTCGACATACCCTTTCATGCGGTTGAATGTAAATTTTACAAAGAAGGCGAATGGCTAAAAAAAGCCTGGTGGGACCAAGTTTGCAGTGCCAGCGATGGTAGGATCCCTGTCCTGATCTTCAAATTCAACCGCAGACCTATCCGCGTGTGCGTGCCACTGCATGCTATGAATCTTGAGTGGCCACACGAGAACGACAAAATATGTGTTATGGATATAGAACACTGGCTCGATGTGTTAAAAAATAACTGGCGCAGATATGATAAACACTTTGCAAGTTAGCGATGCAATATAAATTTAATAAATTTTATTACAAACCGTTACCTGAAAACCTTACTGTAAAAGAAAGCGAAATCGAAGGCTTGGGACTCTTTGCAACAGAAAATATACCTGCACAAGTTGATTTAGGCATGACTCACCTCAAGGCGCCAATCATTGAAGGCTATATTCGCACTCCTTTAGGTGGCTTTCTCAATCACACTGAGCGCCCAAACTGTTGTTTAATCGAATTATTAGATTGGGACGACTATCGTGTGTATCATTTGTACACTATTGCTGCCATAAAAAACGGTGAAGAGCTAAGTTTAAATTACCATGCAGACGAACAGAGTTGAAACACCCAATCACGGCGTTACTGGACTGTCGATCAGTCAAGAAGAAGTAGATCTGTTTTTAGATTATTTGGTTGAAAGCGAACCAGTGCAAGCAAAAGTGCACAAAAACGCTAAGGAGACAGCAAATACTGATATCCGAGATGCGCAGATCCATTATATTGACGCAAAACAAGACCGGCTCTACAGAATCCTTAATAAAATCGCTGTTGTTGCTAATAAATACTTTAATTATCAAATTACTGGTATCGAAACAGCACAAA